GTTTAGAAGAATATGGAAGATTGTCAGTTACTAGTCAGTCTATTAGACAATGGAATACTTAAAGTATGTACTAGTAAATAATCTACTAGAATATTTGAAGTAGATATTTATATAAAAGCCTAAAAGTATTAAATGTTATCAGTATATACAAATCAAACGGACTTATTAAATGCAACTAGCACTACTGAAGTGTCTAGAATAGAGTCTATTGATCGACAGCTTTTAGATATCCGAAATTTTTCGGTTACTTTCAAAGACAATAGTAGACCAAATTTAGAATTACACGTTTATACTCCAGATGGGATATATTTAACTGGTAATCATAATGCAATATTTACGATTGAAGATAACAATACTCAGCGGTCACCACGGGTACGTAATCGCAGCAATCGTGAAGATTTATTTGACGAAGTAAGTATTCGAGAAGATGCAGTTGCTGTAGCGTATAAGCATTTAGCAATTGATGCTGTTAAAGAATTAGAAACTTTAGGAATTAACAAAGGACAGTACAAATTAGTATATAATATATTTGATAATGTCTTAGGTGGATTTGATTCGCAAAAAGTTTTTATTAAAGAAATTTCACCTTCTAGAAGAGAATTGAGATTGCAATTATCTGACGGTGAAAGTTTAACATTAGTAACTCAATTACAAGCTTTAAGAGATAGATGGTCAGATCTTTTATTAAATGATATATTTGATTCATTTGTTTTAAATTTTGGATTCAATGAAACGTATCAAATTGTTAATTTTCGATTTGAAATTGATAATTCGACTACTCCTGAAATATTTATTAAGTTATACGAACCGCTACCTGCAAGACATGGCGAAAAATCTAAAGTATTTATTTCAGAAGAAATAATTACTCCGTTTTTAGATTCGATATCAATCATACCTAAATATATTCCTGAACCAGTAACTACATTAGCTGGTCCAAATTTTGATTTAGATCAATATGAGGGAGGTTCAGTTGCAACGTCATTTCGATCTTGGAATGATTTATTAGCAACAAATGCAACGACATCGCAACAAATTATTGATAATTATTTTTCAGGTTCACTATCTGGAATTAAATTAAATATTAATTATAGATATTTTGATAATTTTGTACATTATGGATCTGCAGTTGAAAGAGTTAAAAACTTTAAGTATAAATTAGAATTAATTGAATATTATACTCAACAAATAGACGTAATACTTAACATCGTTAATCCAGGACCTGTAGTAAATACTAATTTAACTGATTTATATAGCAAGAGAAATAAAGTAGTCAGTGCATTTGACGATTTTGAAAAATATTTATTTTTCGAATCAAATGAATCTAAATTATATTCATTTGATGATGCTATTACTTCATATGGAGTAACTAGTTCCATAGCTCCATGGCCGAAAAAATCATTACCTTTTAATTCAACTTCAACATGGCTAGAAGCTTATGAGTTATGGTCAGCTGCAACAATACAATGGAATGCAGATCCATACGAATATTTTGCTATTCAAGAATCAATTGATTCAGTAACCGCTGAAACCTATTATGAAGGATTGTTAGAAATTGCTACGATATATGACAGGTATAATGTGCATGCACTTCAAAATACAATTCCAGCGCATATACAAAATTCAGAAGATGGTGAGCAGTATGTTCTTTTTATCAATATGATGTCACAGCATTTTGATATTTTATGGACATACATTAAAAATTTAACTTCAATACATACTCGTGAAGAACATCCTAAAGATGGTATGCCAAATGACTTATTACATCACGTGGCGTCTTCAATGGGCTTTGAGTTATTAAATGGCAAATCAACATCTGAATTATGGAGATATTCTTTAGGCGTAGATGCAAACGGCAATGCACTGCAAAGTGATATAAATGGAATTACTTCAATATCAGACGAAAATAACACAAAAGAAATTTGGAGAAGATTAGTTAATAATTTGCCTTACATTTTAAAATCAAAAGGAACTTCTCGATCAATTAAAGCGCTTCTTTCTTGTTTTGGTATTCCTTCAACAATATTAACAATTAAAGAATATGGAGGTCCTTCGACATTTACGGATAACGATCATTTTCCAGAATATGTTCACGACGTATACCATTATGCATATTATTTGTCAGGATCTCAAGGTACTATTGAAATGCCAATTTCTCAATATGATAATGGAATAACATATATTGCACCAGCAAATGTATTAGAATTTAGATTTAAAACTGATTCAAATTATACATATAACGTTGGTAGCTATTATGGAATAACAAAGATTACAAATCAAAGCACGCTTGATTCATATACTTTAGTATTATCAAAAGAAACTAATGATGATAATGAAGGAACTTTAACGTTATTTTCAACAGCAACTGGTAATGCAATTTCAGCATCTAATTTAGAAATATTTGACAATTCATGGCATTCTGTTGTAATACAAGAATCTAATGGTTTAGCATCATTAAAGGTTGCAAAGACGTTATACGGTAATAAAATATACATTAAATCAGCCAGTTTCAGCACTACTGAATTTATATTTCCTATTGATTACGACGTATACCCTGCTAATTTTGGTTTTAGTAGTTCATATGCACCTTCAATTACATTGCCAAATGGAAATTCAATTACAACAGCAACACGATTTAATGGTCATTTACATGAAATTAGACTTTGGTCTGGATCGTTAAATGATGCTACTATTATAGAGCATGCAGCGTCGCCATCTACTTATACATATAATGTAGACAAAGCTGCTTTAAGTACAGGTACTGAAGCTGGTAAACCTTATGATCATTTATTACAGAGGTTTACATTAGCAAATACTTCAATATTAAGTGGGTCATTCTATCAACCTTCTGTACATCCTAAACAAAATAAAAATATAGGATCATTATATTTTATAGGATATACAAATTCTGGATCTATTAAATTTGAAGGATTTGAAGAAACATATTACACTCCATCTCCTTCGTTAGGAGGTTCTAGTTTATATACAAATAAAGTTCGTATTGAGTCTTCTTCTATAGATTTAAATAAAAGATTAAACACTAAAACAAGAGTTGAAAAGTCTTCATACGACAGGTATTCTTTAGATTCAAATCGTTTAGGAGTTTACTTTTCACCACAAACTGCAATCAATGAAGATATTTTTAATCAATTAGGATATTTTGAAATTGATGATTATATTGGAAATCCAGAAGATGTTTATAATAGTCATTATACAGATTTAAATACTTTTGCAATTCAGTATTGGAAAAAGTATGAGAATCGAAATGATTTTGAATCTTATTTTAGAGCTTTAGAAATATATGACTTTACTTTATTTAGATATATTAAACAACTTCTTCCTCAAAGATCTAATGCAATTGTTGGTTTAGTTATTGAACCAAATGTATTAGAGAGAAGTAAAGTTAAATTAATTAATAAACCAGTAATTGAAGATTTAGTTAAAAATGCAGTTATCGATGGAAAGTATAATTTTAATTTAACTTCAGAATATAATTTACTTAACGCTGCTATTGAAGATGTTCAACCAACTTTAACTTCAGAATATAGTTTAATTAACGCAGTTATTGAAGATACTCAACCTACTTTAACTTCAGAATATAATTCAATTAACGCTGCTATCTTTACAGTAAGCCCATCACTATCATCATCTTTTCAGAAAGTAGCAACAAATTTTGATGATACATTTACATACACTTTAAATGTTTCAAGTACAATTGATAGTGTTAGAATTGGAGAAATTACATACTCGCGCAACGTTTTAAGTACGATTGATGTCTTTAAAATTGGAGAAATTGACAATGCCGTTGATGTAGATAGATTAGGCACGAATTGGATACAGAATAGATATATAGGCAGTTATAGAGTAACTGAATCTGGATCTTATTATCCAACACCAAGATTATCTGCTCCATATGGAAATTCAAATAGAATTATATTGAATTCTATACCGTCGACATATTTATTAACGTTAGATCAACGATTTTATAGCACAGCAGCTTCAGCTTCAGTAGATAACGCTTATTCTTCTAGTTTGAAATATGCTGAGATAAATCTATTACTAGCAGCTGGATGGAACAATGCTAGATATAATGGATCTAAATTAACAGGGCCTGGTATTAATATTGATTCTCCTTCGACAGTAGACGGAGGGCCTGTAGTTAAAGTAACAAGAGTCAGTCCAAATCAAATAATATTTTCAAATAATCAAATTACAACAGTAGATCAATCGGCAACGGGTGTTAGGTCTAGAACGATATAACTTAAAAATCTAAAATTTTAATATTTATTAAAAAGGTATAAACACAACATATAATGGGATATTTAAACAATAGTACAATTACCGTAGACGCTATTCTTACTAAAAAAGGTAGAGAATTATTAGCTCGAGGAAAAGACGAATTTCAAATTACTCAATTTGCATTAGCAGATGATGAAATTGATTACGACTTATGGAATCCAGCTCACCCGCTAGGATCAGATTATTATGGCATAATTATAGAAAATATGCCTTTAGTCGAGGCGACAGCAGATGAGTCTAATAGTATGCGTTATAAACTTCTAACTCTTCCTAAAAGAACTTCAAGAATTCCTGTAATATCAGTAGCTCAATCTTCAATTACATTAACTTCCCCAGGTCAAAATTTTGTAATCACTCCAACGACTACAAACTTTACTAATGGAAACGCTACTTTAGGATATACAGCAATTTTATCTGATTCAGATGCTGCGCAGCTTCAAGTAGTTGCGCCAGTAGCTGCGGGTGTTAGTCCAACAGTTCCTAGATTTATTGGAGATGCTGAAGCAGCTCAAACTATATCAGCAACTGGATTCAGCTTTAATATCATTGCTAAACAACAATTGGTATCTGACGTGTCAGCTACTATTACAATTATTGGAAATGAAACAGGTGGTAGAGCGACAGTTAATTTAACTGTTAAGAAAACTCAATTAGCAACGGCAATTGGTACTTCAATTGTAAACACTCTATAATAAAAAAATATAAAAATATAATATGGCAACATCTAGATTTAATCCCAGGTCAACTCAAGTTGTACCATCACGTATGGTAACGACAGATCCAACAACAATGTCACGTCCAAACGTGACACCGGGAACGACAGGTCCAATAGGCCCAGTCGTTCAAGGCCCTGTTGTACGAGGGAGCGGCCCTATCTTTATGGCAGACGAACCACTAACACTAGCAGGAGGACGCCCAGCAGTATTACCTGGCGTTAGCGTAGCTCAACTTCAAGACGAAATTCAAACTCGAGCTCAAGCAATCGCTAGAGATATAGTTGCGCAGCAATCACTACAAACTACAATAGCAGCTTCAGGAAGAATATTTACTAGATTTGATGTTGGTACAGACGTTATTAATAATCAAAAAACTCTTGTTACTACAGGATTGTTTTCAGGTAACGCAGCAACACTATCTGTAATGTATACTGGATCACTTCAAACCAGCGCATCAAAACAATACTATTATGAAGTGTATAACGGTAATAGTGCAACTTCAGAAGCTCAGTTTTCAGTAGCATTTGGTCACAGATTAGGTTCTGGATCTTCAGCAGGCGGCACATTAAATGATTCTCCTTCTAGAGCAGTATATTCTCAATATAAGTTATTGCTATTAAATCCAGGAGATACTTCATTTACATTTGCTAGCGGAGAGAGTTCAAATGAAATTTATGCTATTAATTTTAATAGAGCTCGTATTAAAGATAAATTAGATCCAGGTAATTGGCAATTATCATTATGTGAATTAACTGGTAGTAAATATGCAAATAATGTATTTACCGGATCAAACGTAGTTCCTTCAGGATCTAATAGAGTAATTTCATTAATCGACGATTCAGGTCAAAGTCAGCAAACTAATTTAACTTCTGCAGGTCGAGTATATAACGTTGTATCTGGTTCAATTGGTGGTGGCGTTTTCAATGCATCTGCTCCTAGGTATTATGGATTAGTATACCCTGACATGGGTATTGTAATTTTAAATGGTAATGCATTAGACGCTTCAATGTCATTTAATACAGTGACTGGTTCAAATATTGCCGGCGATAATGCATGGAAATTATACACTTCAATTTCAGGAGCTATGTCAATCAACTCTTCAGCTAACGCATTCCAAGCAAGAAATGAAGAAGCTATAACATCAACTCATTATTTTGTAAGAGTTAAAAATGGAGAATATAATTTTTCAAATAATCCTTCATTTGTAACAGGATCTGTAGGTGAATTTGTTCAACCAACATTTATTACCGACCCTAAAACATACATCACGACAATTGGTATGTATAATGATCGTCAAGAATTGTTAGCAGTTGCAAAACTAAGTCAGCCAGTTCAAAAATCATTTTCAAATGAAGCTTTGATAAAAGTAAAATTGGATTTTTAATGGTTTTATAAAAAACAAACAATATTTAGGCTCTTTGATATTTATATTAAAGAGCCTATCTACTATATATGGGAAAGCCAGTAGCATTTAAAAAAATTAACGGTCAAGAACGAACTGTTACGCCATTCAAGGTTTATAAATCTTGGAGATATACCGATACAGGTAGTTTACAAAATGACGGATTAGACGTATTATATGCAATTAAGCCTAATCCTGCAGTATATTCAGGAAATAAAGTTACTTTAGATACGGTACAAACAAATTTAGATTCTGGATCATTTTTAATCAATTCAGCAAATAATAAAGAAGCTTCAGTTATCTGGTATAGCTTAAATCATTTATATTATAAAAGAGCTGGAATTCCAGCTGAAACTTTTGGATATGCAGATCCATATGCTATTGAAAGAACTTTATTTAATGAAGCTACAGTTTATTCAATACCTCAAAGAAAATTTGGAGAAATTATTAAACCAGGTTCAGTTAAATTAAATTTCAGAAATACCGGAATTAATGCTACGTCAATGTCGTTAATAGATGATGGAAAAGGAAATTTAATTGACTCTGAATTAAGCAGTTCAATATCAAATCAAGTATTACATTTAGGATTTGATGCTATGACATATTGTCCTAATTACGCGCCAAATTTTGATTTAAGCACTTCACAGCAAATAGGAAGTTTAATTGATTTTCAACTCGATTCGATTAATCCTAATTTAACTGCAAAAGGAAATGCAATTATTAACAATTCTACATTTTCAGACAATTACTATACATCGACAATAGCTTCTATTTTTCCTTGGGGAAATGACGCATTTTTCGGAACAGCATCTTATATTAGAATTCCAAATGACGATTCATTTAATTTTAAACAAACTGATGATTTTGCATTATCATTTTGGGTAGGAAAATATTCATCTACTCCAGAGATTCAACAAATAATTTCAAAACGAACTACGGGTATTGGTCAATACATGATTGGTAATATAGTATATACCGGAGACATAAATTACAACGCAAGTCAATATCCATTTGACATATATTTTTACAGTGGCTCTGGTACTATGAATCAACAATTGATTTGTAAAAATTCTAACGGAAGTGTTATAACAACATTATCTAGCAGTTTTTCTACAAATACAGAAAATCATGTAGTATTACAAAAAACAGGTTCATTATTTCAATTGTATATTAGCGGTGCATTAGTACAGCAGCATACATTACCTTCAGACGGTAATTTTTATAACAACGCTGATTTATTTATAGGTTCGTTAGGCTTAAATTCAAGTGGAAATGGATATAATTCATTTAAAGGAACTTTTGATGAATTTTTTATTTTTAATAAAGGATTAACGCAATCGGAAATTACTCAATTAGCAGATTCTAGTTCATATGCAATGACTACAAATACCAATGTTGTTGGAAATGTATTTTATGAGCATGGATTAATTGTAGTATCAGATCCTAGACCTAAATATTGTTCGACAGGATCAATTAATACATTTAGCAATTCTATTTATTTTTTAAAAGGAGGCATTACATTCACTCCTACCTCTAATTATCTTGATGATACTAATTTCAAATTAGAATATAATTCAACAGTAACTCTTTATGAACATGAGTATATTTGTAAACTAAAAGAAGATGAATTTAATTTTACTACAAATCCTACTATTAGATTAAATAATGACGTAAATTCAGAAATACCAAAAACTATAGTTTCTAATAATTTATTTGCACCTTATATGACAACAGTTGGATTATATAATGATGCCGGCGAATTATTAGCGATAGGAAAATTAGGAACACCAATTCAAAAGCGAGATAATGTTGATACTACTATTATTGTTCGTTTTGACATTTAAAACAAAGTATAGTTATGGCAAGAAAAAATCCATATAGCAAAAAAGCCGTCGCAGCTAAGTACGGTTTCCGTAGTGGTTTAGAAATGGATATAGATGCTTCTCTTAAAAATCAAGGAATTGATGGCGAGTATGAGCAACATATCATTGAATTCATTAAACCAGAAACCAAACACAAATATCATCCAGACTTTAAACTTCCTAATGGAATTTTTATAGAAACTAAAGGAAGATTTTTGGTAGATGATAGAAAAAAACATATATTAATTAAAAAGCAATATCCTGAATTAGACATTAGATTTTTATTTCAAAATTCAAAAACTAAAATTTCTAAAGGGTCTAAAACATCATATGCAGACTGGTGTGATAAACATGGGTTTCAGTACGCAGATAAGGTAATTCCTGAAGATTGGTTAAATTAATTTTGACAATTCAAAAGATTATCTTATATTTGATGTAGATGATAGATACTAGACTAACGCAATTAATTGAAAGTATACTTGGAAAAGGAAAAGTTACTAATAAAGGTAACATAGCACATCATTGTCCTTTCTGTCAATCAAGACAAAAGAAGTTAGAAGTTCAATCCGTAACAAATGATAAAGGAGAAAATCCATGGCATTGTTGGGTTTGTAATAAATCAGGAAAAAAGCTAACATCTTTATTTAAAGCACTTAATGTAGGTCGCGATAAAATAGCTGAACTTTACAAAGTACTTTCCATCCAGCCAAAATACAGTAACAATCAGATCGACAGTACCTTTCAAAGTACGACGGCAATAGACCTGCCTAAAGAGTATATTCCCTTATTCAAAACTTCCGAGTCTATTGAATATAAAAATGCAATACATTATTTAAGATCAAAACGAAAGATTACACTTTCAGAAATTGTAAAGTATAATATTGGATATTGCGAATCAGGTGAATATGCTAAAAAGATTATAATTCCTTCCTATGATGAATTTGGAAAGTTAAATTATTTTGTAGGAAGAGCTTATTACGAAGCTGAATCATTTAAACATAAAAATCCTGAAGTATCTAAAAATTGTGTTGGATTTGAATTGTTTATTAACTGGTCTCTTCCGTTAGTTTTAGTGGAAGGTTCGTTTGATGCAATTTCAGTTAGACGAAATGCAATTCCATTATTTGGCAAAACAATTTCAGAAGACTTGCGTAAAAAAATTATTGAAAATAAAGTTAGTCAGTTATATATTTGTCTAGATAAAGATGCACAAAAGCAAGCTTTAGAGCATGCTGAATATTTCATGAACAATGGAGTAGAAGTGTATTTTGTAGATTTAGAAGAAAAAGATCCTGCAGAAATAGGATTTGAAAAAATGTGTAAGTTAATTAAGGAAACTCAACCGTTAACTTTCAGTAAATTTATTGAGTATAAATTATTTGGATAATGCAACAAATTAATATTGGAATAAACACTATTAATAAAATATATCACATTGCTGATATTCATATTAGAAATTTAAAGCGACATAAAGAGTATCAAACGGTATTTCAAAGAACGATAGATGCAATTAAAAGTACAATTGAACCTAATGATATTATCTTTTTAGGAGGTGATATTGTTCACGCTAAAACTGACATGACACCTGAGTTAGTGCAATCAGTTCAAGAATTCTTTAAAATGTTTGCTGATATAGCACCTACAATTTTAATTACAGGTAACCATGATTGCAACTTAAATAACAAATCTAGATTAGATGCATTAACTCCAATTGTCAACGCACTAAATCATACAAATCTACATTATCTCAAAGAGTCTGGGGTATATCATTTAGCCGACAAACACTTTGTAGTTATGTCTGTTTTCGATAAACCTAAAGATTTTATAAAAGCTGATTCATTTGAAGGAGATTTTAAAATTGCACTTCATCATGGAGCTGTAAATAATGCAATGACTGATATTGGTTTTAGATTAGTAAATGACAATGTTGATATTGATACATTTGCTGGATATAAACTTACATTGTTAGGAGATATACATAAACCTAATCAATATTTAGATGCAGCAAAAACAATCGCATATCCAGGTTCATTAATTCAACAAAATTATGCAGAGGCTTTAGTGCATGGTATGTTAGTATGGGATACAAAAACTTGTCAAGCAGAATTTGTAGAAATTGAAAATGATATTTGTTATTATACTTTGGAAATTGATAATAGTCAGTATTCTCCAATTTCAAAGTCTTTAGAAAATAAAACAATTCGTCTTCGAATTAAAGTACAAAATACAGAGCCAGCAGATTTAAAAGCAATTATTGCTGACATTAAGACTAAATTTAATATAGAAGAATTTACGATACAAAAGATAAATGACTTTACTGTTAATAAATCTAGAGTACAAAAAATTAATATTGGCGATGTTCGTGATGTTGAATACCAAAATGAATTAATTTCAAAATATTTAGAAAATAAATTTGCATTAGACGATGAAATGTTAGATGGAGTTCGTCACGTAAATAGAACAGTTAATTCAGGACTACCTAATTTAGAAGTAAATCGAAATGTATCTTGGATTCCAAAACGATTTGAGTTTTCAAATATGTTTAGTTACGGAATAGACAATGTAATTGACTTTACAAATATGAAAGGCGTGTATGGAATATTTGCTCCAAACGCTTCGGGAAAGTCTACAATGTTAGATGCTATTACATATTGTATATTTGATAAATGTGGTAGAACTTCTAAAGCTGCATCTGTAATGAATAATAAATCTGATTCATTCAAATGTACATTTAACTTTGAATTAGACGGAAAGAATTATTTTATTGAAAAGAAAGGAACTAAAGGAAGAGGTAACCATGTAAGAGTTGATGTAGATTTTTATTCTGTAGATGATTTAGGAAATAAAGAATCGTTAAATGGAAAAGAGCGAAGTGAGACAAATGATCATATTAGACAATTGCTAGGAACTTATGAAGATTTTGTTTTAACTGCATTGTCAGTACAAAATAACAATTCTGGGTTTATTGATATGGCTCAAAAAGATCGTAAAGATTTACTAGCTCAGTTCCTAGATATTAATATATTTGAGGACTTATATAGAATTGCAAACGACGATATTAAAGAAGTAGCTACGCTAGTTAAAGAGTATCAGAGACAAGACTTTGGAACTCAATTAGCTCACGCAATTACAGACATTGATACATATTCAAAAGAACATAAAAATTATCAAATTGATAAAGCAGAGTTAGAATTGAAAATTAATGAATTAAATGATAAGATTTTATCATTGACTTCAGATTTAGTTCCAATTGACGCTTCAATTGAAAATATAGATTCACTAAATGAATTAAAATCTAAAGTTGAAAAATTAATAACATCTTTAAATGGAGAAGTTACTGACAAGCAGCAAGAATTAATTGAAGTTGATGGTATTATATCTACTTTAAAAGATGAATTATCAAAGTATAATATTACAGAAATTGAAGCGAGAATAGATGTTTTAGATTCAGTTAAAGAATCTGAAAAAACTTTAGTTGGTCAAGTAGCAAAATTAAAAGCAGAAGTAAGTCATAAGTTAGAAAAAATGGAAAAACTTAATGATTTAGAGTATGATGAAAATTGTTCATTTTGTATGAACAATGTATTTGTTAAAGATGCTATTACTACTAAAGCTTCAATTGAAGAAGATAAAAAATCTGCTCAAGAAATTGTAGATAAATTAAATGTAGTTAAAGATAAGATTGTTGAATTAACGCCTTCACTTAAAGAAAAAGAAAATTATAATAAACTACAAAAAGATATACATTTAAAAGAATCAGAAAAATCTTCTATAGAATCTAATTTACATCAAATTGATTCTAAACAGCATCAATTGTCAGCTAAGTTAAGTGAAGTTAATTATCAGATAAGTGAGTATTTTAAAAAGGAAGCTGCTATTAAAGAAAACAAAATAATTAAAGATGCTATTTATAATTTGAATGAAGGTGTATCAAAGTTAAAAGATGATTTAAGTATTTTAAACGATCAAATATTAGCATGTCACTCAAATATGTTAGTGTCTGAAAAATTAAAAGAAAAAGCTGAAGAGTCTATTATTAAATTAAAAGACTTGACAAAACAGTATAAGTTTTATGAATATTATTTACAAGCAGTTAATCGAGATGGGGTTCCATATGATTTAATTACAACAGCAGTGCCATTTATTGAGCAAGAAATTAATAATATACTAAGTCAGTTAGTTGATTTTCAATTAATGCTTGAAATGGATGGCAAAAATATCAATTGTTATATTGTATATGATCAGGATAATTTCTGGCCAATTGAGTTGACATCTGGTATGGAGAAATTCATATCGTCTTTAGCTATTAGAACTTCGTTAATAAACGTTTCGTCATTGCCTAGACCTAATTTCCTAGCTATTGATGAAGGCCTAGGAAATTTAGATGCTACAGTAATTTCTGAATTTTATAGTTTATTAGATTATTTACGATCGATGTTTTCATTTATTATTTTAATTAGTCATATTGACTCGTCTAAAGATATGGCAGACAAGCAAATTGAAATAGTAAAACAAGGAGATTTTTCATATGTAAATTTTCAATAGTTTTTTCAATAGTTATATATTTATAATAGACAATGGGACGTAAAAAGAAATACATTACAGAAGAAGAAAAGAAACTAGCTCAACAACTTTGGGTTCGGGAGTATTATGACCGTAATAAAGAACGATTGTCTAAATTAGCTAGAGAAAAATATCATGAGCATAAACATCGAAACCAATCCGTTTGATCGAAATGAACTAATTACTTGTTTAGAGTGTAATAAACAGCTTAGACAAATTACACAAAAACACTTAAATAAATGTAGCGGTATTACGATAAAAATTTATAAAGAAACTTATAAAGACTGTAAATTGTGTACTGACTGGCATACATATAAAATACAACAGTTAAATTCAAAGATTAAATCTGGAAATAATAATCCAATGAAAAATCCAGAACATCTTAAAAAGATGAAAGAACGTCAATTATTGGCAGTTCAAAATCCTGAATATCGTAAGCGAGTAAGCGATCGTCAAAAATTAAATAACAATAATCCAAATTTTAGTAAAAATTGGTTAGGTAAAAAACATAAAAAAGAAAGTATAGATAAAATTCGTAATACTCAAATATTGCAGCGTAGTAGTAAAGGATTATCAAATAAATTTAGCCCAAATTTCAATACACATGCATGTGTGTTATTTGATGTAATAGCATCAGAAACTGGAATTTTTATACAACATGGAATGAACATTGGGGAATATAATATTGCGGAGCTAGGTTATTGGGTCGACGGATATAATAAAGAATATAATATTGTATTTGAATTTGACGAGCCAAATCATTTTAATAAAGACGGAACTCTTAAAGATAGAGATTTAATTCGTCAGAACCATATTGAAGATTATTTACATTGTACATTTATTCGATTAAATATATCACATATCGATTCAATGCGAGATGTAGTAGATAAATTAATTGAAATTACTAAGACTAATGGAAATTCAAAGATATATTACGTTTAGATATTTATTTAAAATAGATATCAAACAATATGCCGGTAAACTATGAGTTAATAACTAATGAAATTGAGTATCAAGGATTAGCTGATTTGTCAGTTCTTGTAGAAGATACTAGCAGTAACTCGCCTGACTATTTTAGAGTTTCAAATTTACCGACAGAATTTACTGCTGGTAAAAATACATTTCATTTCAAAGGCAATCCACTTATATTTCAAGAAGGAAGTAGTATATACATTGAAATTTTAGATTCTAATGGCGAGGCATTATATTACGAAACTGCATTAGATTTAGAGTCAGACGAGCAAACTGCTATTGTAACAGTTTATGTTAACGAATCAACACCGTCAGGTACAGCTTATATTATTTTATGTAGTACTATTAATAATGACATTGACGGATATTTTTTAGATACTTCACAAATTAATTTACGATGGGCCACCTCTGTCTATATAGATATATCTAAACGAAATGATTCTGAAATTATATTCGACGTACTTCCTGAAATTATTGTTGACGCTTCTACAGGTTCTTATACAAATTTAAGTTACCCAGGAGGATCTAGATTTAAATCAAACACGTTAGGAAATTTAATTTATTATTATAATAATAACACAGCTGTTGTCGTTACAGCTTCAAATGCTACTATTGGATTTGATGCTGGATCTAGATCTGGAACTGTTAGTATTAATTCTAATATATTAAATAATGGATATTCAGGCACGATAATTGAACATTATAGTTCTAGTTTTACAGTGTCAGATGCTGGTATAATTGTGTTAAACGATCCAATTTCGTTAGAAGTTCAAGATAGTATATCTAGATTCGAACCTGAAACTGTTAATATTACATCAGCTGATATAGTATATGAAATGTCAGCCTCTGGCGCACAAATCACTCAAAATTCAAATAATCTAGCTACTGTATTTTTTAGTAATTTACAACCTCAAGTAGGAGAAGTTGCTAAAATTCGTTCATATTACAGAAGTGCTGGAATTGGAGAATATATTCTTTCAAATGAAACTGATATATCTGATCAAGCTACTGAATTTGGATTTAATGCAGATGTAGTTACAGCTTCTTTCTTTTTACCGACTGTACATCGAAATGATAGATTAGATTTCAAATTTGAATTTATCAATCCTATAGGTTTAGCTTCTAAACAAGTAATTGAATCTTTAGATAATTTATTTTTAGGAGGCAATACATATATTGGAGGAGATGATAATTTACTAACAGGTTCTTTATATGTAGCCGGATCGACAGGCACTGGAGTTCATATTTCTGGAAAGGGAAATTCATCAATGTTACGCAGTATTGGATATACTGGATTTCAAAATGCAATCGGTGTAGGAGGAGCAGGAGGATTTGTAATGTATTCAGGGTCTGTTCAGTCTATATTAGGTTCTGCAGAATCATATTCTGGGGTGGGGTTAGAATTAGTAGCAAATTCATCTTCTTATTTCAAATACACTACTTCAGGTTCTGGATTATTAGATGTTCGAACTAATTCATTCTTTTTAGGAAATGCAGCTGGCGCATTTATATCAGGCTCAGGCAGTAACTTACAAATTTCAGCATCTAATTTCTTTTTAGGAAATGCAAGTCAATTTATATCAGGTTCAAACGGAAATTTACGAATTTCATCATCTAATTTCTTTTTAGGAAATAATAATGGTGCATTTATATCGGGCTCGGGCAGTAACTTACAAATTTCATCGTCTAACTTCTTTTTAGGAAATGTCGGCGCTGCATTTATATCAGGTTCAAATGGAAATTTGCAAATTTCATCATCTAATTTCTTTTTAGGAAATGCAGCTGGTGCATTTATATCAGGTTCAAATGGAAATTTACAAATTTCAGCATCTAACTTCTTTTTAGGAAATGTCGGTGGTACATTTATATCAGGATCAAATAACAATTTACGAATCTCAGCATCTAATTTCTTTATTGGTAATAATAATACATTTTTAAGTGCGTCAAATAATAAATTAGAAATTTTAAATTATGATGGAGTTCGAACCAACTTTCATTTAGATACTGTGGGTAATGTAACAGCATCAGCATTTATTGCATTAACTGGATCTTCAGATGCAAATGCGCAATATATGATGAATACTGCAATAGGATTAACTGACGGTAAAAATATTGGTCGTATTTTATATCACCAAACAGATCCTATGGAAATTATGTATCCGTCAATATATTACACTCCGTCAGTATATACTTCAATGGACTCTGTGTATCTTCAACATTGGACTCAATCATATAACAGTACTAACGTTGCAAGTGCAATTAATTCAGGATCCGCTACTCAGCCTTTATCTGAGCGATGGCTAAATTACGAATCAATTATATCCGATTTGTCTTATTATTCATTGCCATTTGAAAATACAGTAACTGTATTTGGTAATATAATTGTAGAAAAAGTATCAAATTATGGCGGCGCAACTCCCGCTAATTTAGTGTTAGCATTGCGTTTTACGGTATGGAGACCTGTTACCAGCTCTTACGCGTATTTTGGGCTATCTGGTAATCAAGATCCAGCTGCTACAGATGTTGGTTATGTAGGGGGAGTATCAGGCTCAATTACATACGCACCAAATGCTGGCGCTATCTTAGGTTTAGGCGCATCTGCTACTATTCCGTTTAATATTACAACTATTGGAGCTAAATCAGTATCAGCTCCGTTTAAAGCAATAATTACTATACCAACTGGATCGCAAGATATACTTAATAATGTTAATTTAGATTATGCATTTTTCAAAATGTATCGTAACGCAGTTGATGCTGGAACTGAATTTGAATTCAAAGCAAAATTTGCAAATTTTGCAGTTATGTCTAGTAGAAATTTAACAGCATCAGCTTCTTCAGCAATAGGAGCTCCTGTAAATCAGGCTCCTCCTCAATTCCCTATCGCATAAATCACATTTAATTTTTATCAAGATATTTATTACAAAGAAGTAAATAATGGCAATACAAAATTTATCAAGTCAGGCTATATCAGCGTCGTATCAAAATTTGATGCAGGTATCATCATCTGGTCAATTATACAATGGTACTGGATCTTTAATAATACGCGTTGCGGCAAATTCATTTACAGGTTCATTTACAGGTTCACTATTCGGAACAGCATCAAATGCTCAAACAGCATCTTTTGTAAATACTTTAAATCAAAATGTAGTCATTACTGGTTCGTTAAGGGTATCAGGAAGTATAACAGGATCATTACAAGGAACTTCAACATTAATTCCAATAGCATCAAGCAGTATATCAGCTGGGTCAATATTTTTTGATACAGTTACAAATAAATTGTATGTACACAACGGTACCTCTTGGAAAACAGCATCGTTAGGATAAAATTTATAAAAAATGATTAAAAACATAATAGCATTATATCCAGGCAGATTTCAGCCATTTGGAAAACATCATGCAGAAGCATTCAAATGGTTAGAATCTCAATTCGGAGCTCAAAATTGTTATATAGTAACTTCGAATGTCGTAGACCCGGTTAAATCGCCCTTTTCTTTCAAAGAGAAACGCGATATAATAAGTAATTACGGGTTTAGTGATAGGCTTGTACAGGTAAAGAATCCATATAAAGCGGAGGAGATTACATCACAACTTAAACCTGAAGATACTGCGTTAGTATTTTTAGTAGGTGCAAAAGATATGAAAGAAAATCCTAGATTTAAAATAGGAACTAAAAAAGATGGAAGTGATTCATATTTTCAAGAATACAGTAAACATAAAGCAAATTTACAAGGGTTTGATAAACATGGGTATTTAGTAGTAGCACCTCACGTTTTAATAAAAGTTCCAGGATATGGAGAAATGTCAGGAACTAGTTTACGAAAAGCCTTAGGAGATACATCAGTTCCAAGATCTCAAAAAATTAAATTATTCAAAGCAGCGTTTGGTTGGTATAATGAAAAAACTGCTAAAATGATATTTGATAAATTAGAAAACATAAATGAATCTAAATCTTCATTTATTGCAGAAATTATGAAAAAAAAGAATTTAAAAAGTAAAGTATCAGAAAATCAAACTTCAATCTTTACTAAAAAATGGTGGAGTGAATCGTTAGATTTAACAAAACCATTAACTCAAGAAAATATTCAAGAATTTGTTACCTGTGAAATATGTAACGAACAAAAACAGCAGCTTACAGGTAGTCATATGATATGTAAACATGGTATTACCTTAAAAGAATATAAATCTAAATTTCCAAATTCAAAATGTATTCCTAATAGTGTTAGTAAAAAAATGTCTGAAAATAACGCTATGAAAGATCCCACTAACGTGCAAAAAATAAAAAAGACTAAATTAGAAAGATATGGAAGTGAAACGTATAATAATCCAAAATACGGAGATGATAATCCTTCTAAACGTGATGATGTACGAAAATTAATAAGTAAAAAAGTTACTGAGTCTTATAATAAAGATCCTAAGCTAAAAATTAATAAGTCCGAAATTGGAAACCGTTATGGGTTTGGCGATAAAAAATCATTTAAGAAAAAAATGATTGATAATGGATATTGGGTGTCAGAAAATTCAAAAACTGAATTTAATTTATATAGAGATTCAGTTCGAGTAATTACTGAAACTAATTACCAATACTATTTCAAGGAAATTCTCAACGCTCATTTGCGTTCTAGAACAATGCATTTAGATCATAAGTACTCAATATTCGAAGGATTCATGCATGATATCGATCCACATATTATAGGCCATTATAAAAATCTTGAAATAATAAATCATTCAATAAATGAATCAAAAAATATAAAGTCATCAATTTCATTATCGAAATTAGTTGAAGATATACTTAATTCAAAAAATACCTTAGATATGGGGTATCAATTATTAATGTGTGGAGGAGCGGGAGGTCATATGCAGCATCCCTTTAATATCGACGGAGTAAAATCAGGAAAAGATTTAGTTAAAGTGTTTGCACAATCTGTTGATTATTTAAAGAAAGGACCTGCGTCAGTTAAAATTGATGGAGTAAATGCTTCAATTCGTTTAATTACATTAGATGGTAAAAAAGTGTTTGTAATGGATAGAGGTTCTAATAAACCTTTAGACGTAAAAGGTATTACCAAAGCAGAATTAGAAGATCGATTTGGCGCTGGACATGGAATGATTAAAGTAGGTGGAACTGTATTAGATATTTTCAATAACTCTTTATCAGCAATTACTCCAGCTCTTAAAAAATTAGGTCTTTGGGATAACCCAAATATCATGTTTAACTTGGAATATGTAGCTGGATCAACTAATGTATTGTCTTATAATAAAAATTTCTTAGCAGTTCATGGATTATTAGAAATTGAACAAGTAACTCCTAAAAGAAGAGCTACTAAAGAAATTAAATATTCCAAACCAGCTTTGCAAGATTTACTAAATAATTTAGTTCCAATAGCCAATAAAAATGGATATGAAGTTTTAGGTTCTATTCCAACCACATTAGATGGCAATCCAGACTTAACCGTAGCGTTAAATAAAAAATATACAGTTAATTACGGAGACAAAAAAGAAACTAAAACTCTTTCTCAATGGTTAGCTCAAGCAACTATTCCAGATAATGAAATTAAAACTGTCGACGGTAAGAAAATTTCTGCATTGTCAAAAGATGTATTAATTAAAATTTCAGAAGGAACTCCATTGCCTGAATATATTGAAGATCCTAAAGATTATAAATCTGCAGTTGACGGGTATGTAATTTATATGGCTACTATGAAATTAGGAGATGCTGTATTAGAAAAATTAAATTCTCCATTAGGGCCTGTATCAGAGCATGAAGGTATTGTAATTCGTGATCCGAAAATTTCTAAAAAGCCATTTAAGCTTACTGGATCTTTTATAATTAAAGGCATGAGTTCATCATTTAAAAAATAATTTAGTGACATCTTTTAGAAAGTAAAATAATTATTATAAATAAAATACAATAATGAGTACTAAGTTACGTAATATAGACGCTATTAAGAAAATGCTTGATGGCACGCATAAAACACAAACTAAACAAACAGTTGGGTTTGCTGATACTAAAACTGTTCAAGAAAAACATACAGTAGGTGATGTTTGGATTGATAGCGATGGTATTGAATGGGAACAACGAGAAGGTTTTAAAATTAAGAAAGGTAAAATGGATGAAATTCGTTCACTTATTGCCGCTTCAAGAATGCCTTCATATTGTCCTAAATGCAATGAGCCGATGGATAATCCTAGGTTAGATGAAAAGTTTTGGAAATTAGAAGGTCATTGTTTTGACTGTCAAGTTGCTTTTGAACATGAATTGCGTATTGAAGGAAAATTTGAAGAATATGAAAGAGAAAGAATGTTGAAAAGTGCAGAAGCTTGGTTAAAGGATGCTGAACAAGAATCTATTGAATTAGCAGCTGCGTTTAGAAATCCATTAGCTTTTATTAATGCTGACGGTACTACTGAACATTGGGAAGGTGGTATGACAGGAGATGAAATTGCCGAAAAAATTGAAAATGAATTTAAACAGTTTAAAGAAAACTTTATTAATAAATTAAAAAACCCTAACACGGAAGACAATGTTTCAATCACTTAGTCCAATTATAGTTGCATTTTTAACTGGGGTAGCAGGGCCTATATTAATAATGCTAGTTAAAAACTATTTAGATAAAAAGAAAAAGCCTGCCGATATGGTAGAAAAAGCTTTGGAAGTTTCAAAATTAGTAACTGATAAAATAGATCATATCAAAGATGAATTTAAAGCAGATCGAGTTTGGATTGCACAATTTCATAATGGAGGTCATTTTTATCCAACCGGAAGATCAATTGCTAAATTTTCTATATTTTACGAGACGGTAAATGCTGGAATAAGCTCTATTCAATCTAATTTTCAAAATATTCCAGTTAATTTATTTTCTAAATCAATTAATGAGTTATTAGAAAATGATATAATTGAAATATCTGATTTTAAAGATGAAAAAATATCTACTTTTGGATTGAAATATATTGCTGAAGAGCATGGTTGTAAATCAGGTTACTTTTTTGCTATTAAAACAATAGACGGCAAGTTTATTGGATATTTAGGCATAGGTTACACTAAAAGAAAACATATATTAGATGCAGAATCTATAAATCATATTTCAAATCACGCAGCAGCGATGAGCGGCGTATTAATGACGCATTTAAATCAATAATAAGATGACACCAAATATTTCAAAAGAATTAAAAAAAGCAACAGAAGTATTGCAAGCTAAAATGTTTGCAATGCAAGAAGAAGAAACTAAAATGCTTGCTCTTAAAACTGCGTTTGTTAATGCAACAGATCCAGTTAAAAGAGAAAAGGCAAAACCTGCATTAATTGCTCAAGCAAAAAAATTAAAACAAGCAGAATCTGAAGCGGATGCAGCGGATAAAGCATTTCATAAAATTTTATCTAACGAACCAGAAGAAATTTATGATTTATTAGATCATAAAATTCAAGAGCATATTGTTAGAATGGCAGTTCGCAAAATTGTAAAAGAATCTGTAAATTTACGTGAAAGTGAAGAGGTTTCGTTAAAAGATGAAGTTGAAACATTTTTTAATTCAAATAAAAAGAAATTAAAGGCGTTAGCTAATGATGATGATTGGGATGAGTTTTATGAATTAGGATTTGAAAAATTTCCAGAAGTTGATCAAGATGACATAGCACAAGCTATGAATAATGCAGCGTTAGCTGCTGGTTGGTTTGAAAATGAAATTGAAGATTTTAGACAGTCTGAAAAAGAGTTAGAAGACATGGCATTTGGAAGTAAAGCTCAACAAAAAGGAGTTAACATGGGCGATTATGATAAAAAAATGAAACAGCCTAAAGCATCTCCAACCGAACTTTATATTGAGTCAAAAAAAAACGATATTGAGACGTTAATCGAAGCTGAATATAGAGGTAGAAAGGTTAAGTTAGGCAAACCGTTTTATACTCCTGGAGGCCCTAGAAAGCGTGCTGTTTATGTTAGAAATGACAAAGGAAATGTTGTAAAAGTAGGATTTGGCGAACCTGGAATGAAAATTAAAAAAAGTAATCCAGCAAGAAGGAAGTCGTTTAGAGCTAGACATAAATGTGATACTAATCCAGGCCCAAGATGGAAGGCTAGATATTGGAGTTGTAGATTTTGGTAAAATAAAATAAAATAAAATGAAACAAGAATTAATAAAAGAATCGGTTAGATTACAAAAATTGGCAGGTATTTTAAAAGAGGATGAAACTCAAGATAAATTAGATGATTTATCTACGGCATTTAAAACAGACTCAGTACCTGCATATGTTACCCTATTACAGCAATATTCAAAAGATCCTAAAATTATGGCAGTGCTTAAAGCAGGTCAAACTGATGGACAACCTAATGACGAAAAGTTTAGTGTTGCTTCGACACTAATTGCGGCAAAAGACCTTAAACCAACTCAAAATGAAATTGGAGCTGAAGAAAGTTTAAAAAATATTTGTACTGATCAATATGGTTCGTTAGAATCGTTTCTAAAGGGAAGTGCAGATGTAGGCGGTTCTATCATTACTTATAATGGAGAATTTATTATTGACGGGCATCATAGATGGTCTCAAGTATACGCTGCAAACCCAGATGCAAAATTAAAATGTATTAATGTTACGGGAAAACTAGATGCTAAAGATATTTTAAAGGCAGTGCATACCGCGATAGCAGCTGATGCTGGAGAAACAGTTACTATTTCAGCAAATCTTAAAGCAGGTAATTTATTATCGTTTACTTCACGAAATACTTATGGCTATGTATTAGATAATTTAGAAGACAAAGCTCGTGACGTATGGAATAATTATGGGTATGATGATGATACTCAAATTGCTAAGCATATTGTAAAAAATGTTAGTATAATGATTAAAAAGTCTAAACCAGAAAGTTGGGCTCCGAAACGAGATTTTATGCCTCAACCAGAAAAAAGCGGATCAGATAAATGGGGTGTAGCTTTAAAACAAGGAGATGTTAATTTGATAAATCCAAAGAAAAAAGACGTTAAAAAAGAATCTGTTAATAAAAAATTAGAATCTATGCTTAAAGAATCTTTTTTAAAAATAAAATAAGATGATTAAATTAAAACACATATTAAAAGAAGTTGAAGAGGAAGCTCCAAAGTGTCCAGTAGCTACTCAAAATGTAGAAGTTAACTTAAAGCATAGACAAATTGCTATTGACAAAGCTGGATATGGTCCATTAAACCCTAACAATCCAAATATTAAATTTTGGAAAGCAAAAGCGTCTGAATGGCAATTAGATTCCATGGAAGAAGCTAAGTCATCTAGATGTAATAATTGCGCAGCTTTTAATATAACTTCTAGAATGCTTAATTGTATTGAAAAAGGAATTACATCAGGAGAAGTAGAGGTACCAATAGCTAAAAAACCAGTTTCTACCGAAAGCACATCTATTAATGAATTTCTTACTAAAGATTTAAGCAATCTTAAATTAGCAATAAAAAAATTCAAAATTAAAGTTACCGATTCAAAAGTACTTAAAAATATAGAATCTATCATAGATGCTCAGTTAATAGACCCATATGCTAATATTAAAAGTGCTGTAAATCAAATACGTGATTATTTTAAAACTATTAATGGTCCAAAAAGTTATG